GAATTTTTGTGTTCCAGTTAAAGATGATGATTCAAAACTAATTACGTTACTTTCCGACTGAAAATCCTCAAATGAATTAAACAATCTTATAGTCGAATTATTATCAACTTTTGCAAAATAGTTTGAGTTATCAATCAATGTCGATAAACCCAATCCGATAGTAATACTATCATTTCCATTATTTCTATATGTGACTTTTTCACCATCAGTAAAATTGTGATTTGTTAAAAATGTAATCTGAGAAGTAGTTGTACTAATTCCACCTCCATCAGTTGTTCTTCTTGCATCAAATAATACTTCTCTTCTTCTGGAATTTAATACAGGTCTAAATGATCCTCCAGATCCATTTCCTCCTGTTACATTGATCGATAAAACTTCATTGATATCAAATTCTTGATTATCAATAAAAATATCCTCAATAGATCCAGTAACCACTGGTTGAACTAATGCAGTTGTTCCAGTTCCCGTAGAAACTTCTATGAATGGTGGACTAATTACATCAAAATTAGATCCCCCATTTAAAACTTTGACACTTTCTAGAGGCCCATAATAGATTTTATCGAAAGTTTTGTAATTTGATATTTCTACCCCATTAATCAACATTCCAATTTTTCCTGGAGTCGTCAATTCTCCAGTTCCATTTTTAATATTTGGTTCTAATGTAAACTTCTTTAAAACTTTTTGAGGATTTATTGTTTCTGATTTTTGTGAAAATAAAGTAAATATATGAGTTTCTAAAGTAGAAGTCGTTGATTCAAATTGAATACTATTTGAGTCTAAATTTAAAAAACTTGGTGATGTAAAAAGTTTTATCTTTCTAGGATTAGTAGATGAAACTTTTACATAATAATTTCCTTCTGGAAGTCCTCTGAGAGGTGTCCCAGATGCTCTATATTGGATTTTTTCACCACTTATGAAAGGAGCATCATTATCAAATAAAATGGAACTAAAGAGACCTGTAGAGTTATCAAAATCAGTAAGACTTCCAGAATTTGATGTAATTGACGCTGACTGCAATCCTTTAGTTATTTGATACGCATAAAAATTACCAAATCCATTTCCCCAAGAAGGAAGAGAATTAGAAGCTACATATGCAAATTTGTCGGTATCAAAATAAAGATTTTGAACATCGGAAATAATTGTATTATTTCCATATTTAAAATTGACCGAAGAACTATTTGCCTTATTAATTTTTCTTCTTAGTTTGTAATTCTTCGACGAATTCGGAGAGAATGAATTTAAATTTGCTATTGATATTGATTTAGAACCAAATAAAATATCAGAACTGACGTATGGTAAATCTGAAGTTGATGTTGGATATACAACACTATTAGTTGACAAATCAATAAATTCTACAAGATCTCCTTTTTTTAACTGAGATCTATCTACAGATGTTTTTAATACAACTCCTGTTGGATTTGTAGGATCAATAAATGCAGAGATATCAACCGAAGAACTTGTATTGTAAATCCAAGAATTAGAAAATATTTCCTTGTATGTTTTATTTTGTTCTGGATTTTTAACTAATGTACCAACATTTTTAACAGTTATAATTTGACCTTCATCAACAGAAACATTTTTTGACCTCTGAACAAAATCAGATAAAACTCCTGTTAATCTAATGACAACTTTATTGTTGATATTTCCATTTTCATATGAAAAATACGTGTCATCGGAAAAAATATTATCAGTAGATGAAATATTTTCCGTAATGCCAGAACATCCTAAAAATTGATTAATACTCTTATCAGAATAAGTAATTACATTATTTCCAGAATATATTGTTCCAGTTTGCTCAAATCCAATTGTAGAATCTACTGATATAATTGATGATCCTGCAGTTACATCTTCAAGAACTTTAGAACTAGGAGTAATTTTAAAATTTCCCCTAACATTACTATTATCAGCAAATCCAACAAATAAACCTATTTTAAAATATTGTTTTTGATTTCTAGTAAATGCCTCAACAGAAGATATTGAAGCATTTGTTTCCGTATCAGTAGTTTTAGTTAATGTTTGTCCGACTATTTTTGTTGGATCGCCACTTATTACTTCACCAACACATATTTCTCTTCTAATGAACTCTGCATCTGAAGATTTGATTAAGTAGTCCTCAAGATTAATTACTTGAGGAGTCTCTCCATATAAAACGTTAAACAGAATTCTAAAAGAATCATCCGTTCCTTTTGACTCATAAAAAGATCTTGATTCTTTTATAAAATTGCCAACATTAATTTTAGAGTCAAAAACTCTATCCTCAAACCCAGGAGTATATGTAAATTTTATTTTATTATAAAATTCTTTTAAAAATAATGAACTTAAATTTTGTACAGTCGCACCACTACTATGAGATGCTGCAGTTGATGTGGAGAATACTAACTCTTCTTCATTTAAGTCTTCATGATAATTAGTGATACCCGAAAATCCACGAACACATCCAGTAAATGTGGTCGATGTTTTTTCAGTATATGTGATTATTTCATCACCAATCTTTAGTAATCCATATTGTTGGGGGAATCCCTTTGTACTAGAAACTGAAATACTATCACTAGTGTCAGTAATATCTGTAGACAGAGTTGTAGACCCTACAACTACCTCTGGAGTAAGATTATCTACCTTAAGATATTGATCTAAATTTTCTACTATATCAACAGGACCACCCTGATATTCTTGAGAAATATAATATTGCTTTAGAAAATCTACTGCCTTCGGACTTTCGTCCAAGACAAATTCTGGCAATTGATTGGAAATTATATCCTGAATCTTGACTCTAGATTCAATTCCAGTTTGTATCATATTACTCTCTGATTAAACTTCCGTTAGAATAGCTTGATGTGTAGAAATCTCTACTGAAAACAGTACCTGATATTTCATCACCAGATGAAATTACATCTTTAATCATATTTATTTTAGTTTGCGAAAGATCGAAATTTAGATAAAGATCTCTCAAACCGATCACGTCATTAGATTCTGGGAATGCCTGTATTTCTATAACATTATTTGGTTTTGCAGTTGATACTATATTTACAGTTCCAAGATTTATTTCACCTTTTACATAATCAATTGTTCCTGCAGATTTAGCAACAACTCTTACAGTTCCATCAGGTAAATTTTTGACAATAGAAACAATTCCAGTTTTTTTATCTGGATTTGGAACATCAGTTAAGTAAACAATATCAGTTTCACCAGAAACTCTAAAACCAGTAGATTTGATATTTTTACCTTCTTCAGAAACATGGAATTGATTTCCAAAACATAATTCATACTGTGCAAATTGATTTAGCAACGCAAACAGATTTCTTCGTATTTTTACTCTTGTGATGTTTGATGTAATTGATGTATCGGTACTATCAATTGTTCTAAGAACTTTACTATATCTAAATCTTCCACCAAATTTATTAAGATCAGTGGACTTTGAATAAGTTGTAAGTGAATTTGATATTTTGGTCTTTAAATCTTCTGGAGTTGTTGTCATAGAATCATTATAATAAACAAAAGAATCTAATTCAATATACAAAAGTTTTAAATCCAAAATCTTCTGGTTAATACCAGAAATTGAGTATTGTTTAAGTTGAGATAAAATTCTAGACTTATTAAAATCAGATACTAAGAATCCATTTTTTGGTTTAATAGAAATCTGAACCGTTCCAAATTCTGGTGGATCCAATTCTTCCCCACCAACAACAGCTACAGATTCAGTATCAGGATATATTGTTTTTATGATTGACTCGTAATCTCTTCCAGTTACTGCTCTATTTTGTGCAGAATATATTCTTGGAGCAAAATATTTTATAGAATCTACAGATTCTATTTCACCACCATTCTGAGCTTTTTGTGATGTAGTGACTGTAAATGGTTTTGGAACAACAGGATTACCATTACTATCAACTACTGCTCCAGCAAAAGAAAATCTAGATGCATCATTACCTTCTTTTCCATCTGTAACTAGGTAATCTACAGTGATAATATCACCGGTCTCCAGTTTTCTTCCTATTAATCCATCACCAAATAACAGTTCATATTTTTCATCTTGTATTTCTTGAATCAAAAATATGTACGATGATCCAGTTACATTTGTAATATTATTAATTAATTGATATTGTAAACCTAATCCAGAATCACCTTCTTTTTTTACATATACTCTAATTGTTGATGTATCAACGAAAGAATTGTTAATAACAAATCTTTGATCTAATGAAGAATCAACTACAAATTGTTTTGTGAGAAATGTTCCTTGATATATCTCAACATCTTCAAATGTTGCCGTTCTATTATTAACGGGAGTGCCGTCAAAATTAAAATCAGTTATCGTTGTTGATTTTTGTATATCTTCTAATATTGAAAATGTGTAGGAAGTATCATTTAAACTTCCTACACAAACTAATCCTTTTTTTAGTACAAATGTAGAACTCTCCGTTCCTTCTACGTCAATGCTAAGACTCACAGATGCCTTTGCAGCAGTCCTTGACTTCGGTACGTACCCAATGTTCCTTGCAAGAGATACAACGTTCTCACGGAGGGTTGCAGAGTCTAAGAAGGACTCATTAACAACCATATTAGAGTTGAATGCAGTTATGTAAGTATTATATGCTAGAGTATCGAGTAATACAGAAAAGTTTGATCCTTCGAAGTCAAACCCAGAAAAATCCGAGTTTGCGCGAAGATAACTTTTAATTGATTCTTTTATCTGATCGAAATCTAGATCTGTGAATTTTGTAAAAGGCATATTATCTGGTTGCCTCTAATAGGAACGAATATTCTTGTGTCGGAAACTCTTGCCCAATAATGTCAAAAACAACAGTAACTTCAAATTCATTACTGTCAGGTCTAGGAAGAACTTCTACTTGTAAATTATCAACTCTCGGTTCGAAATTTTCTATAGAAATTAAAATTTGATCACTAATTACCGATGCAGTACCAAAATCAACAAAATCAAATAAACTTCCTCTTACATCAGATCCAAATAATGGATTAAAGAACTTTTCAGTAGGTATCGTTTGAACAATATTCCTCACTGATCTACGAATTGCCGCTTCATTTTTAAGAACGGGTAGATCTTTTGTGATAGGATGTGGATCAAAAGACAAGCTAATGTCTTTAAATGTTCTAGATATCCTCCGAATTGCCATTTTGACTAGAGTTTTCTGACTTTATTTATACCCTCACTCCTGAAGATTTTCTTTTTTTCTATTCAAATCATCATGCATTACCTCCCGAAGCACCATTTCTTCGGGATCGTTCGTTTGTTTTGGCAATGACCAGTAATCTGACGTTAAACTTGTTGTTCCCCACACTTCTTTCATGTAACTTACGTCTCTATCGACGGGTGAATTTGCCATTTTGCTCCTGTTTTAGAAAAACAGAACTTTTTGAGGGGTTGCTATCCCTATTTTTTATTTATTTTCGCCCTCTTCGGGCGTTTCTTCACGTTCTTTGGCCGTTTTCCAGAAATATTCGTCTTCACGACCCATTCCAAGTCGGTCATGACCATTCTCAACCTGATAATATTGAGTCGAAACCTTAAAATCTGGCATTTTGGGGTCAACAGGTGTCAAACTATTGTCAAAAATACGCATTCTATTGTTTGGATATAGTCCATACTGCCCATTTTCAAGTTCAATCAGGTTATGTGACTTATGTTCGGCAGGATTTTCACTTGTTGCCCAGTCAACATAGTCTGGATCATGATGATAATTATCAATTGTACAAACATAAGTGCCTTTTACAATGCCGTGGTCCCTTGTATAACACTCAAAGTCCATAGAACCAATGAATTTCTTATCCACTGAGACAACTCCATAATCCATACAATTCCAAAACTGTAGGTTTGGTAGACTCATGTCCGGTGAAGGAGTCTCAGGGTCTGATACAAAGGCACTGATGGGCAATTTATCATACATTGCCGCATACTCTGGTAAATATGTCTCAAAATAAAAAGCACGTCCAGGAATCGATTTAACCGAAACCCAGACGCCCTTTACAAATTC